CTTCCCTGACCTACAGTCAGTGCAGAGTTTGGAGACTGCGGCATTCGATGAAATTGAGATGGTTACAGAGAGCATTGTCGAGAATGGTATTTATATATCGCCCGAGCCATTTTCAAACCTACCTTTCGCGCTGAAGAAAATGAATCAAGCATATATTCGTGCCAAACTCGACGGTGTTCCCGAGGACCGATTAGATCTTATGCGGCGTTATGTCGCAGAGTGCCAAGACCTGTTATCAAAAGCAATGCAAGCCGAACAGCAAGAACAAATGGCTATGATGCAGGCACAGAAAACATCACAACAACAGGCGCAACAGCAAATTGCGCCGCAACTAGAGAACGTATCTCCTGAACAGACGATGCCTAATCTAGCAGCAGTTTAATGGAGAAATTTATGAGCGAAGAAAATACTCAAGAACAACAAGACCCAACCCAAGGAGAGCAGCCAATAGAGGAGCCACAACAGGAGGAACAGCCCGATGTTTATGACCTTAGTGGGCAAGCGGCTCAGTTGGCAGAGAGGGAGGCTTCTCTTACCGAGATGTCTCAGGACCTAGAAAAGAGGCTTGAGCGTGTTGAACAAATAGAGGCTAAGTTTCAAAACATGCAAAAGGACCCATTGTCCATGATGGAGGAAGCAGGTGTTACATATGAAGACCTGACTAGCAGCTATTTGGATAGTTTGGGGGACAGAACAAAAACCGAATCTGAGGTTATCTTAGACAAGATAAATATGTTAGAGTCTCAGGTGACAGAGCAAGCTAGCGCCCAACAGCATAGGGATGAGGAATTGCATAAGGCAGACCAAGCCCGAAAGTACAATAGCGCTATGGGTGAAATATCTAGCTTTGTAGGCGAAAACAGTAGCAAGTATGAGCTTGTGAATAAAATGGATGCCGCCGATCTTGTGTTAAACGTGATTGGAGAGCATTATAGTAATACAAAAGAAATTTTAGACATGGATAAAGCATGTCAAGCTGTTGAGGAATATTACGAAGAAGAAGCAGACAGATATTTAGCTTCTGAAAAGATTATGAGCAAATTTGGAATAAAAAAAGAAGACATTCAGGATGGTGCCCAAGACAATCGCCCACGAACACTAACAAACAACATTGGAACAAAATCCCCACGCTACAAGGACGATCAGCCCGTAAGCAGGCAAGAGTCACTAGATAGAGCTTCCGCTCTCTTGCGTTGGGAATGATAAAAGGAAAGCACTATGAGTGTATATGCTAATAATGTCGACCCGTTTGCGGGCGGCGCAGGATTAAATCTTGAGAGCTTCGAGGAAGCACTTAAAGAACATTATAAAGGTGGAGTGGTCGAAGACTTGGTTTACAAGAATCGCCCCCTCTTGGCAATGATGCCAAAATACACAAGGTTCGGTGGACGGGTAATGCCTGTTCCTGTAATGAATGCCAACCCTCAGAACCGAAGTGCAACCTTCGGTGATGCTCAGAAGACAAGTAATTATATTGCTTCTTCTATTAAGAGTTTCTTGATTCAACGTCAGCGTGATTACTCTATCGCCAAGATTGACGGTGAAACATTGGAAGCTTCTAAGGGTGACGCAAATGCTTTTATGCAAGCAGCAACTGCTGAGATTGATGGTGCCATGAGTGCTATTGGTCGTTCATTGGCAGGTGCTTGTTATCGTAACGGCACAGGTGTTATTGGTACAGCAGGTACTGTCGTGGCTTCTAGTATCCCATTGACAGACCCCGCTGCCGTAACTCAGTTTGAAGTAGGTATGCTTCTTAATGATGAGGCTACGGGTCTTGAGAGTGCCACAATTACTGCTGTTAACCGAAGTACAGGTGAGTTAACAGTTGTTCAGGGTGCAACACCCATCTCTACAGGTGCAGACCTTTTAGTGCAGGGTGATAAGGACAAGAAAGTGGCCGGACTTGCCGCATGGGTAGATCCCGGTGCGACTGCATTGGCTGCTGACTTCTTCGGTATTATCCGAAGCGTAGACCCTAGCCGTTTAGGGGGTCTTTCCCATGACGGTTCAGCGCAACCTATTGAAGAGGCTCTTATTGATGCCGCTTCGTTGGTTGGGCGAGAGGGCGGTCGGCCTGACCATTGTTTCCTTCCATTTGAGAAGTTCTCTGAACTTGTCAAGGCTCTTGGGAGCAAGGTCCAATATGTTGACGCTAAGTCACCTGCTAATATTGGCTTTAAGGCTTTAGAACTTCATGCTCCTTATGGAACAATGAAGGTCATTCCTGATGCTGATTGCCAAGCCGATACAGCTTGGTTATTGCAGATGGACACATGGAGCTTGAACAGCTTGGGCGAATGTCCACGCATCTTGACCCATGATGGCAATAAGGCTTTGCGGCTTGCTAGCGCGGATGCAATTGAAGTGCGAATTGGTTACTATGCCAATATCGCCTGCAAGGCACCGGGTTGGAACTGCAAGGTAGCATTATAATAACAAATTCGGGGTGGGCTTCGGCTCACCCCTTTTTTCGTGTAAGGAATTTATAATGTCAAACAGATCATTCAGCAATGCCGAGGCGCTCAACCAAGGCGTTAAGATCATTGCAGGCACTATCAAGTGTGGAATACACGGAGATCTCAGTGATGCCACCCTAACGGGTTTGGGGTTCAGGGTGTCAAAGCATGTTACCGATGGTGTCATCAGCGTACATTTAGATCCCGGTCTTTATGAGTCCCTTCTTGGGGCCACTTATACTCCGGGACCCGGATTGGCGCAGGCTTCTAGCGCATCGATCTACACAAATGCAGTCGATGCGGACAATCGTGTGGATCTTCTGCTGATGCAGGAGGACGCTGATCCTGCGGCATCTTGGGTTCCTCATAACTTAACAAACGGTGAACAAGTGATGTTCATACTGATTTTAAGAACTGCATCTAGTGATGTAAGGTAAAGGAAAACATGGAAGCAATAGATAAGAAGAATCTAGCAATTGCTATCCTCGAAAAAGTAGGGAACAGCGCGGGTCCGAAAAAGCCTAACAAGGCTGCTACGGACCCCGCTGCCCGTGCTATGATGGAAGCACTCAAGGACGGGGATGCCGATGCGTTATCCGCTTCTCTGTCGGACTTTATACGAATACATTCTAATTCCTCTTAAGGAGCGTTATGTCCAATACACAAACATTGGCAACTATGAGAACGAGAGTTCGCCGCAGGGCAGACATGGAGAACAGTAACTTTGTGTCCGATGCAGAGTTGAACCAATACATCAACGACTCTTTATCTGAGCTATATGACTTGTTTGTTGTCGAGTATGAAGACTATGTTGTCCAAAAATTAGACACTACAATATCGGGCGAGAAGGAATATGATATTGTCACCGATTTCGGCATAGACAATTTTATGAAGATACTCGGTATAGATCTAAATACGGGCAACCGAAAAATAAACATGCAACGCTTTATGTTCGCAGAGAGAAATAACATAGATGGTGCGGCCATAGCACTGACCCCATTCGGCAACAATATACAGTATTCGGTATTGGGTAATACTATAAAGTTTACCAACGATAACGGTGCAAATGATATAACAATTTGGTTTATCCCATCGTTTGTTCCTATGTTGGAGACAGACTTTGTGGACGATGTAGCCCCTTTCCTTGCCCCCGGTTGGGAAGAGTTTGCTGTTATTGATTCTGCAATAAAGTGTCTGCAAAAAGAAGAGAGCGATACGATCCAACTTGAAAGAGACAAATCAATCTTAACAAAAAGAATCCGCAGCATAGCCATGAATAGAGATGCGGGCGCACCAAGCAGAGTCGTTGATGTTAACAGGAGTCAGGCTTCAGGGTGGTACTATGACATATAGGGAGTATAAAAGCATCTCAACAGAAAACAGAGAGATAAGCTATATACAGACCCAACTAGAACAAATTATATTGTCGCTAACAAATCAGATAGACGCACTGAAAAAGCGCATAGAAAAATTAGAGGAATAAGTAATGGCACTAAATCTAACTCTTCCCATACCCGGCACAACATCAGGTATAGATGCGGCAAATGAGCTTGTAACGGCTCTCGAAAAGGTAGAAGTATATTTCGACACTCACGACCACACAGGCGGCAACGGAGGACTTATAACTCCCGCCGCGATGTCTATCAATGCAGACCTTCCATTCAACGATAACAAGCTAACAACTCTAAAGACCTGTGGGTTCACAAGCCAAGCGTCATCACCCTCTGTTGGGACAAGCCTCTTTGTTCTCAACGATGACCTTTGGTATAACAACGGCATCATAGACATACAATTAACAACGGCATCGGGAGCGTTTGTAACTGTAAACGGATTAACTGACTCATACAACAACTCCTCTCCTAGCTTGGGAAAATTGGGCTATGATGCCGGAACGGGAACATATTTCTGTAGTGTGGGGGACACGGGGTCCTCCTTGACATCTGCGTTGGGGACCGTCAAGGCAGAGCAATTTAGCGCAAATTATTTCACAGGAATTGGATCGGGATTGACCATGCGTCCGTTGGGGGCGGGAGACATTCTTTTAAGAACAACTGACGGAAACCAAACATTCCATGTCGAGCAGGGAAATATGGAGCTTGTTGTTGGACCCGTATCCATCCCTGCCGATGGAAATATATTCATAAGGCACAACTCTAGTTCTGCCAACAACTATGTTTCCGTTGGACCCAACTCTGACCCTTGGAGCATATCGAACTTTCAGGGTGCCTTGTTTATCGATGGTGGTGGTATATCGGGCGGGATCGGTTCCCCTAATGGGGCAAGGCTAGGGCTGTACGCAATTCAGCTTGCCAACCCCATAAGTGGTCCAAACTTTACGCATATAAAGACCGAGGGGGACAGCAACCTGCAAATATTTTCTGCTAGTGATGCTAATCTTGTTTCCTTGGGCAATATAGCTTCACCGGGTCCAATAATGATTGCCGGAGCGCAGGGGTCGCTCACTCCCATCATCGGCGCTATACAGATGCGACATATTTTTGACGAATTTGTCATTATAAAGGGAAGCGGAACCAATGGGGCCTCATTGGACGCTAGGGGTTCATTGAGAATAGAAAACTCGGGTCAACTTGAGGCCATATGTAAATCCAACCTGACTTCACATCCATCCGACTTCCAACCCACGGGGTACGGAAGCACAATAGCACCCGTACTAGAAATAGGCTCTACAGGGGATATTTATCTCGGTGCCGATAGCGGAACGACTTACGTTGACAAGGGAAGTGTCCTGAATACGGGTCCAATTATTTCCGTGGACACAGAAACAAACCCATTTGCCATAACAAACAATCCGTCTACCATGAATGCCCAAAATGCGATTGTCGCTCGTGCGTCATTTGTTGTTGTCCCTTCAACATCAGTGACACCAAGTGTCAATAATTGGAACGTGGCTAGTGGGTCTTGGGTGAGCGCAGGAGTGTATGATATAATTCTGAACACTGCACCTACAAACAATGATTTTTCGATAGTAGTCACCTCAAATGAGGCTGCGCCATATTTCGGGTCTGCCGTGTGGAACTCAGCGATACCGAAGCTAGAGGTTTACTTTTGGGACTCGTCGGGTGCTGCGGCAGATGTAACGGATTTCTCCCTAGTGGCGGTGGGGCTGTAGGATGCCCGTAAAGACCAAGAAGATTAGCATAGATTTCGGGTTAGGAGTTGACGAGTTCACTGACCGAAAGCTTGTTAAAGAAGGAAAGCTTTTAAAGGCTGAGAATATTTCCTTCACCAAGGCTAAGACCATAGCAAAAAGAAATGGCTTCTCACCCTTGTCTAATTTGGACATATCGGGAGAAATAATTCAAGAGCCTAAGAAGATATGCTCCTTCAGGGAGAAGCCCGTTATTTTCTCGGAAGAGAAGGTCTACAACAAAATAGATTCCGAATACCAATCAAATGCAATCGCATGGAGGGATTCTGAAAACTTTCACTTCCCCACTAGGGTGTCCACCGATGGCATCATGCAATTAAACAATGATGGGTATAATATCTCTACGCCAAAAGACTTCTCTTTAGGGTCTGCCATAATAGACACACATAATATAAAATGCACTGCCGTAGGTTCAAACGTGTCTTTTGGATTAGACATACTTGTTGAGGATTATAATAACAACGAGGTTCTTCACTCATCACGAATAGGCGGGACATCTAGCCCAAATTCTTTTATTGCCGGATCTGTCAGGGTGATACCTTTTAAATCTTTTGGGGGGGAGCCGGATAGGTTTCTTATTTTTTATCAAGAGGCGGGATGGGAATATGAGGTTTCAAAGCCAACCATCAAAACCTCTCTTAGGATGGCCACCGTTCGGTTAAACAGCATGACTGATATCAGTGTCACCGAAGAAGGAGATATGTTTAATTACTTCTCCATGTCACCTTATTCGGTATTCACGGCAGGGCAGGGCAGCGGCGGTGGAGCGGAATATGCCTATGACTTCGATGTTCTTTATGACGAAGAAAACTCACACGTATTTGTTGCCTTTTGCGCGGGATACAATGACCCTGTCTTGGGTTTGAGACAGAGAATGGTTTTTTTACGTGCCGAGCAAGCAGCAGGAACAACGGACTTTTTGGGGAGGTATATATCATTTGACGATTGGCCTGCGCCTGATCTCGTCCTGCCAATTTCTTGGTGGAGTTTTAGGGACCATTTTAGGATATCTCTTATCAAGAAAATCGCTACTGCGCCCGAGCCAAAGTTGGGGTGTGCTATATATAACAACTATGATCCTGCGGGTGGTGCGAACAACTTTCCTCGTGTGCAGGTCTTTGAGGTGGAGAGCGTACCGCCCGATATACCCCCAACACAGCCCCCCCTTGTTAATGATAACATGCCTATAAAAATTGGGTCAGGACTCGACCTTATCTCTAACGAGACATTTCCTGTTAATTACAGGTGTACCGATGTCAAATACCACGAACCAAATATCACTATCTACGGCGGGAACGAGAAAAAGCACTTGTTTTTATCATTTATAGATATGGAGCCACCACCTGATCCCGATTTGGACCCTACTATATTTAGTGGCCCCGAAGCGTACACTTCATATTCATACATAACCGATATGAACTTCAGCCTGAACACTAGAGTTATTACGGATATAGACATACTGCCATTCACAAAGATCGCCGCTTCCCCAATAGACGCTTTCTACGGTGGTGATGACCCCGACATAACAAATGATTATTTAATTATACCCATGTATAAGAAAAAGAATCTTATACAATACACAGGGGACAGGTTTGGCGAGATATACATTGCCTCCTATAGGGTCGGAGTTGGGAAGGTGCCAATTGACGCATCAGAAATCAAGGGACACTGTATAGCCAAAATGCTCAGTGGGTCTGCGTATGGGTCATTTGATGACCCTAGCATGACACCAAAGGCGTTCTTGGACGAGGGAAAAATGATATTTGATACTATATCTTATTCGTCCCCGTCTGAGATATCCATATCGAGATGTTCTGCTGAACTAGGCGCTGATTTTGAGGCAGTGGAGATGGGTGACTCCTTGTATACCTCGGGTGGTTTTCTTAAGGTTTTTAATGGGAGGAGTTATGTCGAAAACAACTTTCACTTTTCACCCATTATAGAATCCATACACTTTGGATCATCATTCGACACAGGGTTTTATGGGTTTAAGAAAACACTAGCAAACCCAAATGGGACAAGCGAGATGGTTTTTGACGATGTTGCGGAGTCAGAACACCCTTCCTACGAGTTTATTTTTTGTTACGAGTGGACTGACGAAAACGGAACGCTGCATAGATCTGCTCCTTCGGAAATTGTTTTTGGAAGGATGGAGGTGGACGCAGTCATTGGCTTCACGGGGAACCATAGTATAACATTCAATATAAATGGATTCCCGTCAACTCTGACAGAGAAAAGAAATATTTTACTCAAAGCCTACAGAACACTTAATCTGACGGGGGAGCAGGCACCGGGGACACCGGGTGAATTTTTTCTTGATGGTAGCACCAAGGTGGACAACATTGAGGGGAATCTAATACTAACAACTGACAACCTTGTGGTCCCGTATTTGTTTTCTAAACATGACACCCAAATAGGAATGAACGATACAATCTATACCTCAAAGGGGGAACTTGCAAACATACCTCCACCTCCCGCACAGGACATAAGCGTACATGACGGCAGGCTTTTTGCATTATCATCTGAGAACCCAAATAGGATCTTCTACTCGAAGCCGAACATACAAAAAACATCTTTGGAGTTCAGTGACGAGTTATATCTAAACTCTATGGAGCAAGGGGGGGACGTAAAGGCTATCGGCAGCATGATGGGGAAGCTCTTTATGTTTAAGGAGAACCTCATCGCAGTATCTTACGGATCTCCTAAAAACGAGAAAGGTGAGAATGGTGGGTATTCCGCATCTTCAAACTACGCCCACACTATGGGCTGCTCAAATTCCCGATCAGTAATATCCACAGGCAACGGGTTGTACTTTCAATTTGGAGGTGACCTTTACATGATTGATAGGTCGCTTCAAATACAATGGGTGGGTGCGCCCGTTGATGACTCAGACGATATAGATATAATTGCCGCAATCCATGTTGGTGACTCAGACGAGATAAGATTTATGTCGGAGGAACACACCTTGGTGTTTAATGTCTTGTTCAAGCAGTGGTCTAAATTCACAAATAAAGCAGTAAGTGCAGCATTGGTAAAAGGAGTTCTTCACTATATAAATGTTGGTGGAGAGCTTTCCGAGGTGTTATACGAGAATAAATCCTCTTATGGGGATAGCGATATCCCTGTTCTTACGGACATCGAAACAGCTTGGATCAATCTTGCGGGACCGCAGGGCTTTCAGCGACTACGCAACATATTGTTCTTGGGTGAACTTTATCAGGATACCACTTTTGATTTACAGTTGTTTTATGACTATAATAGGTATCCGTCAGAAACGATTACGATTAATGCATCTGACATCGCTAGCTTGGAGGTGTTTGGTGGGGAGGTGACTTGGGGTGCGCCAACGCCTGACGGTTATGCTTACTTCGGCGGGACTAACTTGGACCACATATTCCAATTTAGACTCAAGCCAAAGATACAAAAGTGTGAATCAATAAAAATAAAAATAGTAGAACCCCCTAGACTATCAATAACAAAAGGGTACGCATTGAATAATATGACATTAGAGATTGCAAGCAAGAAGTCTGCTTACAAGCTCAAGGAATCTAAGACGGTATAGGAGAAAGAAATGCCTGAATACGATCCGGGGTTTTTGGACAAATGGGGAGATGAGGCTATGGGCGCAGGCTCGGGCGCTATGTCGGGGGCGGCGTTCGGTTCTACATTCGGTCCTTGGGGAACAGCCATCGGCGCAGGCGTTGGGGGTATTGCGGGTTGGCTAGCGTCAAGAAACAACTCAGAGCAAGAGGCCCAATTTAAACTTCAGCAAGAAATAGACAAGGACAAGGCTAGGTTAAGGGCACAGGCAGAGAGTGGTGTAACGCCTGAGCTTCGCATGTATGCTCGCCGCGCAGCGCAAGCGAGGGCCGCTTTGGGCAGCAAGTACGCAGAC